CCAGTAGATAATTATTTTTTTCTTACCATGCAACGTTTTTTGAAGAATGCGATGCCATAACAGAGGATGTCATCATAGTCATCCCGGAAGTCCGCCGCATACATCCGGTCATTGATCTGCTGAATGGCAGTATCACAGGCATCTGGCAGAGCATCCAGAGTTTTGGCATACTTGGCTTCAAAAATTGCCACGCGGCCATTGCGGATATCCTTTACAATGACATCGCTGCGCCCCTCGCCATGCTCTTTGTTAGATTCTACCACATAGCCAGCACCAGTAAAGATGCCTGCAAGGAAAGCGTGGTAAAAATCCTCCCGGTAGTCGTGGTAGCTGATGGTCATACGCAGCAGCTTGGTCATCTCTTTTGTCAGAGCTTCGTTGTTTCCGCTCCAGACTGCATCAAACAACGGGCTGCGGTTCCATGCCTTTGCACTGTCGTCAAACCATTTGCTTACAGTGGTTTCAAAAATTTCCCGAATCTCTGCATTGGGAATCATCAACGCAGAGCAGCCATCCGGCAGCGAATCCGTCAGATCCTTATCCCGCACCTTGGTCAGATAGCCTGTCAGATACAGCACACTCCAAAGATTTTCCTCAGAGGAGTGCAGATAATCGTAGGTCAGGTTTTCTTCAATATGCTGAACAATAGAGCCGCCAGCCATCAGCGTTTCGAGCTTCGTGGTGATATTGTCACCTGCATAGTCGATGAAAGAACGGATGATGGCGTTATCACTGGTGTTTTTCCAATAGCTTTTCGGCTTCTGTGCTACACCATACTGGAAATCTCGCAGATAACTGATCACATCCCACGGACAATAAATGTCTGCATCGCCAAAATGATAACCGTCGTACCATGCCTTGATTTCAGCAGACTGCGATTCAAGACCAGCATCTTTCAGCATTTGATCTACATCTGCCTGTGTGAAACCAAAGGATTCGCTCAACCGGGGAGAAAGAATCGTATCCGAAACAAAATTGTTCGTCCCGGTAAAAATGCTTTCTTTTGCAATTTTCAGGCAGCCGGTAATAACAGCAAAGTCAAGCGAAGTATTGTCTTTGAGCGTGGTGCTCATCATAGCCCGCATCACGTCCAGCATCTGCGGATAATATCCGTTGCTGCTGGCTTTTGCAATGGGAACATCATACTCATCCAGAATGACGACCGCCGATTTTTTGAAGTGGATTTCCAGCATCCGGGTCAATAGCAAAAAGCAGCTTTTGGTTTCATCTATGGATGCAGTGCGTCCCAGAATTCGCTTAAAGATGCCTTTGTCATCGTCAGAAATAGCATCGTCATCCAAAAGAAACTGATAATCCTGAAACGCAAATGCCAGCTTCATGCACAGCATTCCATAGGCACTTTCAAAGGTCAGACCGTCCGTGTCCTTGAAAGAGAAAAAGACCACAGGACACTGATTCATCCATTTTTTGCAAAGCTCTGTATTTTTGGAAATCGCCAATCCCTTAAACAGTTGCTTGCTGTCTTTGCGGATATCCAGAAAATTTGCGAGAGTGCTCATGCCAAGAGTCTTTCCAAAGCGGCGAGGGCGAGTAATTTGAGTTACTTCAACCGGCCCTTTATCAAGGAGGTCAACGATCAGATTTGTTTTGTCGATATAATAGTATCCGTTGTTGCGCATCTCGGCAAAATCCGAGATGCCAATCGGATATTTCAACTTTCTCATGTACTGCTCCCTTCTAAGAAAACTCACTATTGTAAATGTAACATAATGTGCAAATCCGCACAAGTACCAAGAATTATTGAAGCTGTTATTATGCTACGTTCAATCTGGTGGCTTTATAGCAGTCAGCGCACATTCCCTCATGGGTGGCTGCAAACTCTGCCGCCTGCATGATGGAGCCATCTTTCAGCTTGACCCTCTTGATAGGCTGGTTGCACCGGGCGCAGATGCAGGGCACAGGCGGCTGTTCCTGCTTCGGGGCAGCGGATCTCGGTTTCGGCTGCTTTTGCGGTTCTGCCTCCGGCTGCGGTGCGGCATCCTCCGGCAAATCTTCTCCGGCATAAACGTACAGGCCCAGACCAAACATAGCGAGGTTCTTTACCAAGCACCGCATGATGGCCTTATTCACATCGAACATGGATGCTGCTTCTACAGTGCGCTCTTCCATGCCGATCTTTTCACGGCGGCGGGTCTGCGGGTTGTAGTCCCATTTCGGGGTAGTATAGGTATAAGGCACAGCTTTCATGGCTTTGTTGGAACTGTCCAAAACCGGAAGCCACATTTCGTGCGAAACGCCCTCAATCGTGACTGAGGTGTACACCATGAAGCCGGTGATGGGGTCATAAACATAGGGCAGACCGTTGAATTTCTTGACCTCATAGCTGGCAGCGGGATACAGCTTTTTCACCTCTGCCCAGGCATACGCCCAGCTTACATATTTCAGTTCCGTGCTGCCGGACTTTTTGACTTCCAGATGATCTTTGAAGTCGATAGCAAATAATTTTACGAATGGATTTTCCATAAGAATGCCTCCAATTCTGATAAAGAAAAAAGGGCACAACAGCGTCAACTGTTGTGCCCCATGATGTGAAAATTACGGATTGAGCAGAAAATCAATGATGTTTCGATGAATGATTCCGTTTCGGCTTAAATTCACCAAATCACCACTGATAACATACTTAGGATAGTTGTCGTGCAGCCGCTCAAGATTACCGAACTCCCGTTCTTCATCGGCGGGAGTGATCAGGTAAGCAACCTGAATATAGAGCTTTTCATCTCCACGGTAGCAGATAAAATCAATTTCGGTGTCGTCCAGCTTGCCGACCTGAACTTCATAGCCACGGCTCCGCATTTCCAGATATACGATGTTCTCATACAGCTTGTTGCTGTCAAGTTTTTCGCTTTTCTTGATAACGTTCCGCAGGCCAAGATCGACTGCATAGTACTTTTCTGTGCTGGACAGGAGCGCTTTTCCTTTGATATCATAGCGGCTTGCATTCAGAAGGATAAAGGCTTCCTTGAAATAATCAACGTAGTTCAGTACGGTAGCAGTGGTTGTCTTGATTCCTTCCGAAACCATGCGTCCACTGATATTACGGGCAGAAAACGGATTGCCGATATTGTCCAGCAGGAATGCAAGGACATTACGTAATGCGGTCTGTTCGCGAATATTGTGGCGCAGCATGATGTCACGGACAATGATAGCCTCGTAAAGATCGTCCAGATAGGTGGTGATTGAATGATCGTCAGGGAGGAAGAAACGCTGCGGAAAACCGCCGTACTTCAAATAGTCTGCGAAGAGCTTTTCATCCGAAGTATAGGTTCCGTTTTCAATGCATTGCTGTTTTGCCTCGGCCAGCGAAAAGGGGAAAACCTGAATCTGGATGTATCGTCCGGAAAGATAGGTTGCCAATTCGCCGGAAAGCAGCTTGGAATTGGAGCCGGTCAGGTAAATATCACAATCGAAATCGACACGAAGAGAATTGATTGCAATCTGCCAGCGCTCCACCTCCTGAATCTCATCCAGAAGAATATAAATTTTGCCGGTGCAGCCTTCCGCTTTTTTTGCGATGTAGTCGTAAAGCGTTTCTGCAGTACGGGTGTTGCGGAAGCGCATGGACTCAAAATTGGCCTGAATAATGTTCTGTGCGGGAATGTTGCGCCGGAGGAGCACGTCCTTGATCTGACCGAGAAGGACTGTTTTTCCACAGCGCCGGATTCCAACCAAAACTTTGATTAGATCCTGATCGATAAAAGGAATGATCTTATCCAAATAACTTTTGCGCAGAACCATCGTGCATCACCTCATATTCTTATCTTAGCATACAATTATTGTTGTGTAAACAGTATTGTGCTTTTCTATTAAACAAAAATAGTTGAAACGCGAATTTTGTGTGCCTATAGGCGTACAAAAATTATGCTGCATGGATAATGGTAAACCTGCGGCTGCTTACATTCTTGCTGTACCGATTGAAAATATCGGGCTGTTCTTTCTTCAAACGCTGGGAGTCTACCCGTTTACTTTCGGAGGATACCCAGGACACCTTGTAGCCCGGTGCTGTACCATAGGCGGCGTCCTGCATCTCCAACTTCACCTGCTGTTCAATAGAGGCTTTTTCCTGCTCCAGCTGTTCGATCTGATCAGAAAGCTCCTGCCGCTTATCCAACAGGTCGCGGATGGGATTAAGATCGGCAGTTTTGTTTCGATCATCTGCAGAGTACAGCTGATTGATCTGCTGTGTATCTCCCTCGCTTCCGGTAGGTACAGGCGGAATTTCGGGCATCACGTTGTATTTCCAGAAGTGCTCTTCCTTGGCAATGAGGTTGTTCAGAACTTCTTTGTCGGTTGTGATCTTGTGAATCACCAGTTCCTTCCCGAAAATCAGAGCAGCAATGTACCAGCAGTCAAAACCGCTGACAGCCAGATAGTGATTGACCTGAGCCATGTAATGTGCAGGGATTTTGCCATCTGCCCACTTATCCGCAGAGAACGGTGAGACCGTTTTGCATTCCAGCCCGGCTTTCTGCCCAACGATCAGGCGGTCAAAGTCTGCCAGAAGCAGCGGATGTTCCTCGCTCTGGTAGATGGCATTTGCACGGCGTACCTTCAGACCGGTTGCTTCGGTGAAGCGCTGCGCTACATAATCCTCCAAATCACGACCCTGTCGCATGGCCTCGTTGTCGATATTTTCAATGGTATCGCTGATTTTATCGTGGTACACCTGAAATGCAGAACGGTAGGGATTCAGACCAAGGATAGCCCCGGCATCCGTGCCGGTAATACCGCATTTGCGGTAACGGAGCCAATCTTCTTTGGACAGGTTCAAAGTTGAAATCAATCTTTTCATGCACTTTGCATCCTTTCTTTCATAATAGATTCGGCAAGAATGAAGTCATATTCCACCAAGTCTTTCATGATCGCGGAAAAGTCACTGGCCAATGAATGGCAAGAGCCAACCCACAGGTCATAAAGAAAATCCAGAATATTATTTTGTACCCGGAGATGGTTCCAGTAGCGCTCCTCTAGTCTGCCCTCGGATTCCAAAACAATAATGGCGGTGCTGATGGTACTTTTCATCGTGATCTCATAAGCCATGGTAACGCTGATTTCAGAAGCACTCTTCTCAACGTTGTCAAAAAAATCCGTGAATTCCCTGAAAATGCGGTTATTTACATCATTCATGGCTTGCTCCTTTATGCTGCGGCCAGCACCATCTTGTAGGCTTTGTCGATCATCGGGTTGCCCTCTGCGGTGCGCAGGAACAGGTTTTCGTTGTAGTTTTTGGTTTTGCGGAGAGGGTCTGCGTGGGTAGCAAAATCGGAGACTGCGTTGATAAAGCGCCAACCGTTTTTGCCGACCCATTCCAGATCCGGTGCGTTGTAGTAGCGAGTCTTCAGTTCTTCCTGCAGGCGCAGATTATTCTTCCGCTGGCAATCGGACAGGTCCTCAGAAATCGGGAAAAACTCATTGATGAACTCCTGCACCTTGTGATCGGATAAATCGATGCGAGCCAGCTCGTCGCCACGGTTGCCGAGTTCAACCATATAGTTGCTGGCCAGCTGCAGGGTTTCACGGGCATCCTGCACGCGGAGCAGAACATTTTCGGTGTGGCGTGCAGTCCAGCTGCGCTTTGCGGTATTCAGCGCAAGGTTCAGCGTGTTCTGGCAGACCACACGGATCGGAGTCATGGCCACTTTCACACCAGAACTTCCGTCATGACTGTTGAAGATTACAAGATATGGTACTACTTGATCTCCAGCGATAAGATATTTCCTCGGAAGCCTTGCCAGCATCCAGACCTTCTTGCCGCCCTGCAAGGAACCAGCAGTTTCGTAAGTGACACCTTCACCCAGCAGGTCATCGGTGAACTGAAATGCTTCTTCGTTCTGCACAATGCGGTAGCGGTCAGATACCACGCCCAGAACAGCATCATCGGTGCTGCGGACATTGGCGCGATAGCCGGGAATCATAGTACCCGTGCCGGAATAGATATTGCGGCTCTCCACCTGCCAATCCAGACCGGCCAGTTCCAAGGCTTCACGGCTTGCAGGGGCATCCATGATGATCCGGCCAAGGCCGTGCCAAGGGGTCTCACGAACAGAGAACATCGTTTCAACATTTGCGGGCATAGTAAAATCTCCTTTTCAATGTATTTTGTTCAATCGTTGTTTTCCATTTCTTCAGCGATGCGGACGAGGACTTCCACCAGGACGGTGCCAACCTCTTTGACGATTTCGGACCAAAAGTTCATAATGCTTTCTCCTTTCTGCGCAGCTGCGCTTTAAAATACGATGGTAATAATGATAGTGATGGTACGGAATAACAAAATGCTCACCTCCAGACATAAAAATAGCCCCTGAGTCTTTCGACTCAGAGGCTTTGGATCATGATTATTATATCTGGGTGAAATTAGGAGTTTATGAAAAAAGTAGTCAATACTCTTTCGTTCCAAGAATCATTTGAATTTGAACAAGGTGTATTCAGGCGGTGATATCACTTCAGGTCCAATGAAAGCTTTTGTTGAACCTGAAATAGAGTCATTTGCAGATAGCCTCATTCTCTCGAGTATCTTAATCAAGTTCTGTTAGATTTGACTTGTTCGAGAACAAGTCAAAATGACAAAATCAAAGCTAGAATCTTTTAGTTGCAATGTCTAGGAGATTGAAGTATTATTATATGTATATAGAAAATTATCTTCAGTTAGCTGAGTTACGTGGCAAAAAGCAAGAAAATCTTTAGTCTATCATACAAGGAGCCTGTACAAAACCATTTTCAACAGACACTAGGCATTTGTATATATATGAACGATTACTATGGGCTAGTGCAGTAGATACCTAAAAGAAAGAATACAACAATGTGGTGTAAAAACTGTAATATAGAAACAAATGATGAAGTCTGTCCGATTTGCGGCAGTAAAACGGTGGAAGATATTCCTGTTGAAGTGTATTGGTGCCCGGAATGCAAGGTACCCATCATCAATACGACTACGCAAGCGGATAAAGGTTCTTGCCCGCTATGTGGACATAAAACTAAATATATGTCGGCTGATTTGCGCCCGGTCTTTCCAGAAGAGCGGCTCTTGCTGGAGTTGTTGCTTGAGAAGAAGCCTCACGAATATGTTCAAAAATCCGTATGGGCGGCGAACAGCAGCTACTATATTGATGGAAAGCGTGTAGCACTTCCGGCGAAACTCTTCGAAAAGGCTGATACAGACGACTTATCAAAGAAAATCGAGGAGTATAAAGGCAGCAATACCTACGAATACTTTAATATTTATGCCAAGCGATTCTGTGAAGCTAATAGAAACCGGCTCAACTACCTCGTGGATGAAGCCTCTGGGTTTGTGCGGAATGCAGCGTCAAAGTTTGATGAAGACCGACTTGTGGTATCCTTTTCGGGTGGTAAAGATTCAACAGTTACGGCCGATTTGACGATCAACGCATTGGGTACATCGAGTATTGTTCATATCTTCGGCAACACTACACTGGAATTTCCGACTACGGGCGAATATGCAGAACGCTATCGTCACAATCATCCTCATGCAATTTTCATGGTCGCAAAAAATGAAGAGCAGAACTTCATGGATGTTTGCGATGATATTGGACCACCGGCACGAATGATGCGTTGGTGCTGCTCGATGTTTAAGACGGGGCCTATTACCCGGACACTGAATAGTCTGTTCCGCAATGAGCAGATTCTGACGTTCTATGGAATCCGCAAGGCAGAGTCTGTCAGCCGCAGCAAGTACAATCGTATTGAGGATGATGCCGAATCCGTCAAAATCCAGAAGCAGACTGTGGCATCGCCAATCTTTTTCTGGAAGGATATTGACATTTGGCTGTATATTCTGAGCAAAGAAATCGACTTTAACTATGCCTATCGGCTGGGCTATGATCGTGTCGGCTGCTGGTGCTGCCCGAATAACAATCAGCGCGCACAGTTCCTATCTCGAATCTATATGCCGGAAAAATCAAAGGCATGGCGCGAATTCCTGATTGGCTTTGCAAGAAAAATCGGAAAGCCTGACGCTGAAGAGTATGTTGATTCTGGCAAATGGAAGGCTCGTCAAGGCGGCAATGGTCTGGCAACAGCTAACGATGTAAAAATCAAATTCACAAATTGCACAGCCGAGGACCACGCGAAAATCTATCGTCTTGTGCGACCGTATGATGACGAACTGATTGGGATGTTCGTTCCTTTTGGCCGTATCGCGCCGGAGTACGGACAGAAAATTCTGAACGAAACCGTAATCCTCGATGTCAGAACGAATGTTCCTATTCTTTCCATTCAGCCTTTTACCCATGATGGGTACGAACACGCGGTAAAGGTTCGGACGATGAATGTTGCAGACCACGATGATCTACAACGAATGGTCGGATACCAAATCCGAAAATTCAATGCCTGCCGCAAGTGCTTGAAGTGCGAATCACTTTGCCGTGCGGGGGCAATCTCAATTATTGGAGACTACTACTACATCAATCCTGCTAAATGCGTTCATTGTAAGATGTGCGTTACTCGTATAATAAAATAGTAGTATTTATAGACCGCTCTCCAGCGGAATGCTACAATAAGTTCAGGATGCTGTGGATTGGTATGTA